CGCCGGAACGTCCAGGTAAGAGATCGTATTGGAATACGGGGTTTCCACCTGGCCCAGCTTGCCGTAGTAAGTGGTCAACTGCTGCAGGCCGCGATACTCCAGCGGAGTGTTCAGCAGAGGAACCATTGGGAAGCGAACGTATTTTTCGTCCTGGGTGTAAGCAACGATACGATGCGCGCCACCAGCGCCACGCTTGGAGGCCCACTTCATGGAGACGATCTCCAGTGGTGTACCGTTTTCCTGAAACGCGATGGTGTTAATCTTCACGTATTCCAGCACAGAGATATTCCCTGCAGAGGAAACCTTTTTGCTCGCCAGCAGGCCGAACAGCTCCGGCGCCAGACCGATTTTCGCCGGGCAGACCGCATAACCAGAACGAACCCAGCCATCAGACAGTACCAGGTTGATATCCTGAACAATCACATCCGGATCAGTCGTTGCGGTCCACGCTGCAGCTGCAGCAACAGGAGTAACATCCGGCAGGTTCAGCAGGCCAGCAACGCCGAGCTCGTTATCACCGATATAAACCTGTTCGTCGGTGTCCATGTTCCACTTCAGTTTCATGCCTTCGTATTTCTGGACATCAACCGGACGGCCCAGTTTCTGGGCAGAAGCCAGTTCCGGCACCGTCCAGCTGATTTCCTGCCCCCACAAGGTGAGGTTGTTACGGGTAGGCTGAATATCGAGTTCGATACCAGGAATGGCAGTAGCTTTTTTGCCGATCCAGTTTTTACCGTTAGGGTTTGGACCACCAACGCCCACGAAATCGGTATTAGTGAAGGATGACACTTCATCAGCGATAGAAATGTCGCTGCGCAGCGGCATGTCGCGTGACCATTTGTAGGACACTAAAGGCATGTTCAGCGTCTGATCCATGCGCTCCAGTTCGCCGACGAGAAACGCGCCGGTAGAGTCGATGGTCGCTCTGTCAATTGTAAACATTAATTATTCCCTCAGATGTTATAAGCGATTTCAATACGGCCGTCGGCTTCACCCGGCCCCATGACCTCTGCATTTGGCAGCTGAGGTGTATTTGATGCGGTAGAGTCCGGAGACAGCACAAAGGAGCCAACCGGGCTTTGAGTGGTACCACCAGCCACGCGAACGTAAACCGGATCGCCTTTTTTCGCGGTCGCCGCGTTGCCTGCGGTAGCAGTTACGCAGATGTAACCGCGTTTCAGGTTGTCACCAACCTGATTAGCCGTCACACCGATGTAAGCAAGGTCCAGAGCAGAGGTAATCGGGAACGGTCGAACCAGAATCCCTTTCACTTTGCTGATAGTGTCGCCAGATTCCAGCGGAACGAATTTATCGTTCACGTATTTACCAACCAGCCCGTAGGACGCGAACTGCTTCGTGTGGTCCAGGCTAACTGGCTCGATGGTGAGATCACGAGGACGGGTAACGCCCCCGGCAATGCCCAGGGGCATGCGCGTTAAATATGCAGTACCTGCCATGATGATTTACCTTATTTGTTTTTTGCCCAGAATTCGGCGTTGACCTTGTTCAGCTCTGCCGGGGAAAGGTGTTTAGTGCTGATTCCGCTGTCTGTGGTGCGGGTGATGTTATTCAGCGGGGTCAGCTGATTTTTCGCCTTATGCAGCGCCACAGCGGCAGTAAACACCGCGTCGACCGTAGCCTTAGGCGCTTTGTAGAAATCATCCACCCCGAACGATTTCAGGCTGTCACCGGTACGCATTGCGTGATTCAGCACCTGACGTTTAAGGCTCTTATCGCTGGCAGGCTGGAAGCCAGGGCAGATAATTTCCGCATCGGCGATCAGGTTGCGCTTAAAGGCTGCATCACCCGTCACTTTGCGGTTTTCTTCTTCGTCTTCGTCGGTGGTCATGTTGCCAGGGTCCGGATCGCCATCGGTGGTTTTACCCTCCAGCTTTTCCAGACGAGCCAGAAACGCTTTCGCCCAGGCCGGAATTTCTTCATCGCCAGTGCCGGTTTTGTCTTTGTTCGGATCGCCTTCGTCCGTAGTGGTGCGGTTCGCCTCAGGGAGTGCGGTAGACTGCGCTGGAGCATTCATGTTGATAGTTACACCGGGGATTGAAGGCATGCCATCAGACGGCATATCCGGCGCTTCGTCGATGAGTTTTGCCAGTGCATCCTCATCTTTCGTCTTAATGGCCTGAGCCAGTTTTTTAAGCCATGACATTACAGGCTTCTCCTTTGTTGTTGATGGGATGGAATCCCCGATTGCACAGCGGCCACCAGCACGCCCCCGGTCGATGCCGACAGCGAGGTGGTTACCTGTGATTTGGTATTGCTTGCCTTTGCCGGGTGCCAGCTGCTTGTACTGCGCGTCATAGCCACAGCTGACATCGGTCAGGCCAGAATTCACCGCGTCGATTGCTTCCTGCCGTTTAATCAGTACGTCAGCAATGAGCAGATCCGATTTATCGCCGGTGCCGCGCCGGACGTTCTGAATGTGTCCGTGTGCCAGCTCTGCGAAGTTAGAAGGGTTCACGAAAACGATGTTGCCCAGACTGTCCTCTGGATGCCCCAGCGTGACGGCTACGCCCTCAAAGCTCGCTATCGTCTCCGGGGAAAACACCTCGTCCTCTGTTCGCCAGACTGTCACCGTGCCGGTGCCGTCCGGTTCGAGGTCGATTTCCTCAGGTAAATAGACCTGCGTCCCTGTGCGTGCGATCGGCACGTCTTTACACAGCAGCGAACCGTCCGCCGTCAGATAGCGCGTTTCGCCCAGGCGTGTAGTGAAGAAATATTTCATGGGTTACCTGCTCGATTACGGGCAACAAAAAGGCCGCCCGGAGGCGACCTCGTGAGATGGGAAAAATGTTCGAAATAACGGGCTATTTAACATAAGGGTTCTTACCCGCACCGACGAAAATGGACTCGATTAAAATGTCCCCTTAAAGCCGTAAAAGTAGCGATTAACTGGGCTGAAAATCGGCCTTTTCGAATACAACATTTTCATAACATTTCGCGGGTATTGCAGTTCGCATGAAATGAATGCTCAAAGCCGTATTTTTCATTTTCTCGGTGCAGGAATCTGCACTTCAGGCCAGCACTTACAGTTCGGCAAACATCCGGCGTGTCCGGTCATACCGTCCAGCGTCGGCGGGTTATCCCAGCGAACAAATTTATCTTTCATCTTGCGGTGAGAATCACGCGTTCCGGCCCCCTCGATGCGCCACCAGTAGCCCTCTGATCCAACCGAAAGGGCTCTGGCCTGCGTCAGCGCGCCGGTAGCTCGACCAATCTCTGTACGGGCAATCAGCTGCGCCCTGCTGGCGGCCACGTCACCGGAGGCCATGATCATCTCGTAGAGCTCGTCCGGACGTTCACCCGTGATAACCGTCTGCATTGCGCGCTGTTGTATGTCCATCACGCGATCAGCTGCTTCCAGCGGCAGGGACTTCATCAGCTGAATCTGGCGGTACACGATATCCTGCGCCACCTGCCCGACGGGGGTATTACCCACCACATCGCGCAGGCCAGCGCCGATTTCCTCTGATACCGATTTCCACTGATTCCATTCCTCCTGCTCGACCTGGGCAAACATCCTTCGCCCGACCTGCTCTGCCCAGTCGCTGATTACCTCGGAATAGTCCACCAGCGTTTTCGAAATGCTGTCAGCGCTAACCTGCGAACCATCGTAGGTACCATCGACGATCTGCCCTATCTGGTTTGCTATCGCCAACAGGCTTTTTCGATACTGGATCTCCGAACGGCGGCGGAGGGATGGTTTCAGGTTCATCCTCCTCCCACTGGGCCTTCGCATCTTCTATGTCCTCGTCAGTGATAGAACCACCGATCCCAATCACATCAGAAATGTTCCTGAGGTCGTTAAGCGCGGCTGCAGGTGGCATCCCAAGGTCACGAACGGCGGTACCGAGTGCAGTAACCACATTGTTCGCCATCGTTGCGCGGTCCACGTCTGACATCTCCCAGAGCTTATTAAACTCGAAAGTAAAATCGTCAGGCAGTGGTTCACCGAACAGAGAACGCCAGGAGATATCGAGCAGCCAGCGGATATGTCGGCGTAAGCGTCTCTCCTGCAGCGAGTTAACCCGGCTGTAGTAGTTTTCCAGATCGCCGTCGCCGGTGTTGAAACCTGCAGGTGACTGCCCGAACAGACGGACGAGAGGAATTCCCGTCGCGCCGGAAACCTGCTCAGCAAAGCGTAGAAGGACATCCGCGATACCCGCGAACGTGTAGCTGTGGGTCTGGAACGTATCTCTGGAATCCATAAGGGTCATTCCTTCGATAGTCTGAAACTCACGGATCATATCCATGTGTTTCATAAACCCTTTTTCAAGGTCGCCCCCCTTAGCCAGGATATCGCGTAGTTTTTCGATGCTGTATGTGCGCAGATGTGCTTTGTGGATCA